GGGGGTAGCACATCAACTGACCCGTATTTTCATCCAGGATCAGCTAATCCTGTTTTATTGGATATTTCAAGCTGTCAAACTATGGAGAAAATATTTCCCTTTCATTTTCCTGGACAATATTTACCATTGACGCCTTCTAGTGCACCTGGATCACAGTTTAATGTCGCAGCACAAATGTGGCATTTTAGGCTTGGAGCGTTTATGAGTACTGTTGACTCAACAGTTGATACATCAGTTCCTGTGTCAATATATATGGGCTTAGAAAATGTGGAAGTAGCAGGACCAAAGCCTCGTACCTATTATGAACAATCAGGCTTAAACACTAATGGAGCATTCAGAAATATGGCAGCAGGTGCTAGTGCGGCTGCAGCAGTTGGAGGAGCAGCATACAGTCAATTCAAACAAGGCTTAGAAACATATAATGCGGTTAAGAAAACGGGAACAGAGGCATTTGCTGCTGCTTCCGAAATTAAGACCACTTTCGATTCTGTAGTTCGAAATGAAACAGAAACTTTTTATGAAGCTTATAAGGATGAGGATATTAGTCCTGATGAGCTGAAAACTGCAGAGATTGGAGGGCAGACTGGAGTTAAGTATAGCCCATTTGGAGATATGTCAACAGCATTGCCGGATTTTCAAATGAATTATTTGACTTTAAATTCAAAATCCAGCATATGCGATGCTTCATGGGCAGGAGAAAGCTCCCCCGGTAACCATCGTATTACTGATATTGTTACTAAGCCCGCCGTGGTTGGGTGGCATGAGCTAATTGAAGGTGCCATTTATGCAAGCCGAGTTGATCCTAGTATGATGCTTAATAATGTAACGGCCGTGTCCACAAATCCAATAGGGTTCCAAAAAATTCCTACCTATATGTGTTATTTAAGTAGGTGTTTTAAATTCTGGAGAGGAGGTATAAAGGTTATGTTATCTTTCTTCTCAAGCCCTTTAATCACTGCTAGAATTCGAAATTGTCTCAAGTATTTGTGTGATTATTTTGACGTTACAGTA